CCACCGCTGAGATCATCTCTTGAACGTCGTTCCGACGAGAAGGTAAGAGACGCCGAACGCGACAAATAGTCACGTCCTCGCCTCCATAATACTCCTTCCCGCATGACTCTCTGAACTTACCCGTCCAGAAAGACTTGCTCGAGTTTACACGGAACCCAAACAGGTTCAATGCACTCGCGACGGAATCAACAGCGTCTACGGGGACAATAATATCATCCCCATAGATTCTTACCCGCCCCAACAAATCATAAATTTGATTCGTACGGGAAAAGCGGATGCCCATTGCGTCCTGCAATCCATACAAGACAACAGTCAAAAAGACCATCGTCTCGACAGGAAAACAGAGCGCAGAGCCCATAGACGCGTATCTGTTCAAGGAGATAACCCCATGACCAGGTACGTCTGCTCTAACGCTGCGCGAAGCTTGAACCAAATCACAGAGATCTGGGTAGGCCTCAAACAGCGTTTTTACGAGCAGATTAGAGACTCGGTCGGACGCTTCACTGAGATCCAGTGTAGCGAGTGTCCCGTTGAGGGACCCTTCATGAGCGAGGAGCTGGTTAGGCTCTTGGCTGCTAGTTCCGATCAAGAGGGACAAGAAAGACTTGTCCACCTCCTCCTTTATCGCACGTGCGACCCCTTGTTGCATAAATTGCATGCAAGTGGGCTCGACGGCAATGATCCGGGGAGTCTCTAGCGTTTTAGGAACATTGATCACCCTAACAGGCAATTCTTGCTCCGGGTTGTTGAAAAGGACTTGGCTGTACCTATCGGTTGAATAACCGTAGAATGCAGCGTAGCGCCAGTAAGGTGCTACTCCCTCAAGCCGTTCGGTCCACGTTGGATTGCTGAATTTATAATTACCATTCAGACGATCCGCAGTGGCACCAGGCCCATGGGACGGGTGCAGATCAAATGTCGAAACCTTACGGTTAACGGCACTTAACTGTACACTGAAGAGGAGATTAGCAAGCCGTTTAAACTCCTGCAAAGCAGAAGGGTCAACAGCTTTCTCCCATTCACCTACTTCAACATCAGACTGAACGAACTTGTTAAAAGCTAACTGTACCCGATTAGGAGTACAATCAAGTTCAATCTTCTTAAACAGCAAGGTAAGCTGCCTAATAGATCGAATAGCTTCAATATTAGGTTCATCCAGCAGGACACCGCTAGCGCGGTCGAAGATGAGGTCTATGAAATCCCCAAATAAAACGGGGGTCGCATGCCTGCACCTGAAACCAGGGAACAGGTCGGGACTCGCTACGCCAACGGCTAAGGCTTTTTCAAGCCCTGCGCCATAACGTGGCAGGGTCAGAGTAAAGAACTCTGGCCCCTCACCTTCAAACCGACGCGTGATGGTTTCAATATCACGCGTGGTATTTGCTGAGCAGAACCCTCCGACATCGTCGAGGATTCGGTGGAAGAGTGTTACAAGGCTTTTCATGTTCTCTCCTTACACAAGGGGATGACATCCAAGCCTACGCCGAATTAACGACATCTGGCACATAATCCCACATTACTGAAGTCGAAGGAGGCTTAAGAGCGTTAGCTCTCGAGCCCAAGAACCTTCTTGAGGTTGGCGTTGGTCGAGGCAGTGCCCCAACCAAACGCGCCACTCACGAGCTCAAGGAGCTCAGCTTCAGTAAAGCCAACACCCGGACGGTCGATAGAAATGTTTACCACTGCACCAATCTCCGACTTAGTGTCGGTAAGGACATCAGTGGAAACCTTCCGTCGACTCACACGGATGAGGCTACGACGGCGACCCTTAGCCACTTGATGAGTGACTGTCAGGTCTGAGGTGCCATCAGCAGCTCCATAAGTAGCGGAGCTTTCGCCTGTGCGAACACGAGGCATGCTGACGGCGGTACCGATCGTAACCGACTGGGGATCTGCAAGTGCCATGGGTAGGCCCTCTTCCTGGATGTGCGATTGTTTCGCATTGATGGGAATTGTGCTAATCTTTACGCCCTATTTAGAGTCGGGAAATACCCAACGCCGCAAGGACCGACAAACGGTAAGGGTCAAAGACCCCACTGTCTGTCTGCTTCACGAATCCATAGGGATTAGCCCGTAGACGCCGCTTCCAAGCGGATTTCGTATACGTGCTACAGTACGAAACTCCTGAATTGGAGTATTTGTTCTGGAACTGGGATTTTGCGACAACAGTCCTGTTCAAGGACTCCATCACATATCCATAGTTCATCACCAGGTTGGGATCATGGGACATTTCTATCAAGGAAATACTCTCCCTAATATCAAAGAACCAATCAACCAACCAGGACCACGGTGTTAATTGCCATGTCGAAGTGGGGTCAAGTCCTAGACCGATTACTCGATCTAGTTCTACAACATACTTACCTAATCTCCCAAAGAAATCGGGGGATGTCGGTATGTAGTACACGAAGCTTCCTGAGAAGGAAACTTCGCGGACCTCACTAAGGAAGAGCTCGGTGCTTACCCTTACTCCACCGTTTGTGGGACTACCGCCGAAGCGGTACCCACTATAACTACCGGTGTAGCCAGTGTGGAACTTGGAATCAAAACCAAGTCCCGGACCTGTAGTAATGTAACCTTGGTCCGATAGCTCAGACGAAGAAATAATCTGAGACTTAACACTCTGCGGGTACTGAATCTGCCGTCTGGTGAACTGGCCAGCATGCTTCCTATATTTCTGAAGCTGCTTGGTAATCTCGAGCAAGGCTTTTGCCAAGTCGAGACCATCACCAACAGTCGGTATCACTCCGAATAGCATATTAAGCCATTCGTCCCCTCCCGAAGCGAGATTCCTCATACTTAAGAGGGCTCTACCTGGGATAGCGGGAAACGCTTGCAGGCTTTCTGCAAGAAATTGTGTGATATCAACTTCCGGCACACCTGGCGCGGTCGCAAGTATTGCCCTTTTACCATCGGACTCAAGATCATACTGAGTACCAAGGGGAAGTGGCAAATTGGGAATGTACGTCTTTCCTACACTAACATCATTGAACTTAAAGATGTTAGCTGTGGTGGACGCAACAGTGGGCGACGTAACAAACGTCGGACCCCCATACCTGCGAACAAGCTGACTATTTGTATAAGTCAGCTCCCGTCGAAGGCTGGTATTGACTTCATGGGACTCCGTAGAATACGGATGACCATTGTCAATAAATCCACGGGCTTCATAGTCCGTGAATTCCGCAAGGCCAGCTGCCTCCAATGTAGCAAGGAGGTTTGCATCCGGCTGACGATAATTCAAGTAAGAATTATCGCGAACATAGAATCCATTGTAGATATCTACGTCCTTTGGATCAAGCCGTTTGCCTTCGATACTATCCCTAAAAGAGATAGTACGCTGCATCTTCTTCCAGCTATGGCCAGCGGTACTTAAGTCACCCGGGTTTGTAACCGGTGTGTTTACGAAGGGCATACGCCCAACGTGACGGTACCGCTCGTCATATCCAGAAACAGACATTGTGATCCTTTTTCGTGAAGTAGACCCGGTCTCCCCTATTGCACTGCATGGTGGGAAGCGGACGGGTAGAGGGTTCCAGCAAATGCCGGGGGAGGCCGCGAGG